TAGCTGATCTGACTAATACAGAAGTCCAGATCTTAGATGGAGCAACAGTTACTACTGATGAATTAAATAAATTAGATGGAGTAACTGCTACGACAGCAGAGATTAACTATGTAGATGGTGTTACTTCTAATGTCCAGACTCAACTCAATGCAAAGCAACCGTTAGATGCAGAGCTAACAGAGCTTGCAACTATGCACGCAGATACAGCCGCTGCGTTGGCTGATCTAACTCAAGCTGAAGTACAGATACTTGATGGTGCAACTCTTTCTACCGCTGAACTTAACTTTGTTGATGGTGTTACTTCAGCATTACAAACACAGTTAGATGCCAAGCAACCACTAGATGCTGACTTAACTAATCTTTCTAGTTGCCAGTCAGGATCATCAGCAAACATTGCATTACTTACATCAGGTGAAGTTGCAATCTTAGACGGAGCAACTCTTTCTACTGCTGAACTGAATACCTTATCTGGAATCACTTCATCAACAGGAGAACTAAATAAATTAGATGGTGTTACTTCTACTACTGCAAACTTAAACGTAGTAAGTGGCATGACTAAAGCCACATCTCTTACAAGTAATAGCGATACAGAATTACCAACATCAAAGGCGGTAGCAGATCATGTAACTAGTGTTGTTAATGCTCTTGGTGGATTTGTTGCAATTAATGGGCCTACTAACTTCCCTGCCACACAACCAGCTCAAGGTGTAGTTGTCAGTATTAAGGATGTTGGATCAGGATTTACAACTAGCTCTAATGAAATAACTATTACTAATGGAGCTGGTACAAATAAGAATGTAAGAATTACAGGCTTTCCTTCTGAATATGCAGCAGCGACACTGACAGATGATACTGGCTTACAAGTTACATCTGATATAACAAATAGTACAAGTGGAACACCTGCTGTTCATAGATACGTTTATCACAAACAACTAGCAAAAGAAAGTGACGTTAAAGCACTGAGCGATGACATCAATAACTTTAATGAGAGATATAGAGTTGTAAATAATGTTAGTGATGCAAGTAATAACGATGAAGGGGATTTGATATATGTGAAATCAACAGACAAGATGATGGTATATGACGCAACTTCTAGTGCATATAAAGAAGTTCAATCTATTGGTGAGTTCTTTATAAATACAATCTCAAGTGCAGGTAGTGGAAGTGATTCTCCTCCTGGTGGTAGTGCAACATTTAATGGAACAGCTAGGAAGTTTACTCTTAGTAACCCACCAAGTTTTGCACAACAATTAATTGTAAGTATTAACGGTGTTATTCAAAAGCCAAATTCAGGTAGTAGCTTTCCATCAGAAGGCTTTAGTCTCAATGGATCTGTTATTCAATTAGCTGCTGCTCCAGCTACAAATGCTCCGTTCTTTATTATTACAATTGGATCAACAGTTAACATTGGAACACCATCAGCAGGGACAGTTAATTTAGCTAAGTTAGATACAAGTAATACAGGAAGTACAGGCCAGTTCTTAAAGAAAGATGGATCAACTGAAGGTATTGGTTGGGCTGATGTAGATCTATCTACAAAGATGTCAAAGACTGGTGACACCTTTACTGGGGATACAACTTTTTATGGTGGAGTAATAAATAAAATAGCAATATGGGATGCCAGTGATTTTGCTTTAGAATTTTGGGATGACGTAAAAGCTACTTTTGGTTCGGATGCGGATCTTCAAATAGTACATGATGGCACATCGAACCAGATCAAAAGTATTAATGGAAAGGTAGTTGTTTCAACAACTGCTGGTAATAGTGATATAGAAATTACTCCGCACGGTACTGGTGATGTAGTAATAGATGGACTTAAATACCCTCAATCCGATGGCTCATCAGGGCAAGCTATAACTACGGATGGATCGGGTCAGTTAAGTTGGGGTAATGTTTCTAGTACAACAGCAGATGGTTGTCTGTATGAAAACGATCAGTCGATTACTAATAATTACACGATAGCTTCAGGGAAAGGGGCACATGCGGTTGGCCCTCTGGCAATTTCTGCTACCCTAACTATTAACGGGGTTCTGGTTATCAGCTAAAATAAAACTATGGCACTCACGTTAAACGGATCGAATAATACAATCGCAGGTTTAGCCGTAGGCGGCTTACCTGATGGAATAGTAGATACAGATATGTTGGCTGCTACAGCAGTAACAAGAGCAAAAACCAATTTACCAGGATCAATACTTCAAATAGTTAGTTCTCATACTTGTAGTTCGGTTGCCAGTACTTCTCAAACTTGGGCAGATACAGGCTTGACCGCAAACATAACGCCTAGTTCTACAAGCTCTAAAATCTTAGTAGTTGCTTTATTGAATGGATGTCATACAGCTAGTTCAGGTAATATTAACCAACTGCAATTACAGTTATTAAAAGATTCAACTGTTATAGATGTATTTGCTACTGAAGCTGGTCATAGTGACGGTCATTTAAACCACATGGACATAGGTACTGGTGGTGCTGTAACGCATCTTAATTCACCTAATACAACAAGTCAGGTTACTTTTAAAGTACAATTTAGAAAAAGATTAGACATTACTAAAACAGTTACTGTGCAATATGCTAGTTCATGTTCTTATATAACATTATATGAGGTGGCAGGATGACTATTAATAGAACTGATGCAGTAATTTCTTTAAAGCCTAATGCTGAATTTGTAATGAGAGGAAGCACTCTTGAATGGCTAGATAGCAAACAAACTGCTCCAACTGAATCTGAAATAGATGCAGAAGTAACAAGATTAAATAAAGTTTATGATGATGAAAAATAT